ACGTTATCTGGTAATAAGCCACCATACAAGAAAGGTGGAGCGGTGGTAGAAACAGGGCAACGACATGATAAAGAAACATGACCACCCATGTATCGGACTAAAGGGTAAGGGCCAGAACTGTTAGTTATACCCAATTCGTTCTGTAATGGTGTAACATTGGCAAAATTATAACCACCTGTGCCTGCAGAACCCGTGTTTAAATTGAAAGCAGTATTATTGTTGACTGCAACACAAATAGTGACAGGTGATGACAAATTTGAACCAGAAGTATAAGTGTTAAACATCACAGGAGAAAGGTATACTAACAATTCAGTAGGATTAGCAACAGCATTAGCTGAGCCAGCAGGTGTAAAGGTGTTCATCTGAAAAGAAGCTTCATAAAAACAATGGACCATCTTAACTGGTACATTACCAGTTGAACCTAAAAAAGGTGGTAAATATGTAGGATTCCGCAAAAATGTTGCATATCTTTTTGCAACTCGTTCCTCTTGCCTTTCTTTTGTTGATTTAAATTTGGTGATTTTAACTTTAGGATGAGATTTTGCTATGGTTCCAGTTCTACGGACGAATTTCTTAACTCGCTTGATTTCTTTTTTAATAGTTTTAGCTAAAGCTTGTTTTTTAAATTTTTTAAGAGCTTTCTTTTTACCATAAATATTACCATTATAAATATGCATGTCTTTATTAGATATGGTCCCAGAATAAGGCATATTGGCTGTGTTACCAACTAGTAAAGGCATAGGTTCTGAAATGGAATTCCATTTATCCAACAATTTCTGGTAATCTGGATCACCTTCAGAAACAGCACCTTTTGGTTTTTTAAAGGGTTTCGATACATTAATGGGTGCTGTAACATTAGGCAAGCCTGTTTTAGGATCTTTATCAAAAAGTTTTGGATTACCATTCACAATATGCATTTCTTTGTTAGTGGGGCCTTCAGACCCAGGATAACGATAACGTTCTCCTTGGATCTGTTCCAAAAGTTCTGCCAAAGGTTTTGACATGTTCTTATTAGCAGTATAACTTAACAAAGAAAATAATGCTGCACCTGCTGAGGATGTACCCAAAGCAAATCTTTCAGGTTCCGTAGCATTACGACGTAATCCTCGACCAGCAGCACGAATAAAATCACCCCAACCATGATGATGAATGTGAGATAAATTCCCATTATAAGCATGCATATCTTCATTGGTTGGAGATGTTGGAGGAGAATTATAAGGTGAGGGTTGAGTAAAAGATTGCCAAACAGATTCTAACTGTTCAGGCGAAAGGTGTTCAAAACTAGTATAGCCTGGATAACGAACTTCCAAGGCTTCATCATACTTCTTTTCATCTAGACAAAATATCATACAAGGATCACACAAACAATGTAAGTCATGTGGACCTATAGAACAATGAGGTGAATCAGTATCTGAACTGAAACACATATCACAACCACAAGTTAATCCAGAAGTAACTCGCTTGTAAGTTGGGAGATTGTATTCAACAATAGCCATATTAAACAATAAGATTAAGAACAAAAGTAAAATATTGGACATTAAAATTTTAGGATTGATCTTACACTAGTAGCCTAAAATTTATTCAGCATTAATACCATACATCAGAAACTTTAATTCTTCTGATGTTTTGGCTTGTTGTAATGTTGCATGAAATGTTAATATATCGTCTAGATTTTCATTTTCCATGTCTTTCATATGATGATCTTCCACATATTTTATCATAGTTTGAACTTGATAGTGAAGTACTGGATCAATTTGCGTGAAAAATAATAAAGCTTGTAACTTCACGTAGGCGAGACGCCACGAATTTTTCTTCATATTATAAAAAACATTAGCTAGCATCTTATCAATGTTGGCAGATGGCACCAACATACAATATTTGGTACTTAGAAGGAATCCACAATTACACAATTTTTGAGTTAAAATAGGTCCAGGTTCACATTCATACTTTATAGTGACACCTAAACATTGTACATCGGTAATGTAATTTGGTAAGAATTTATGGTCTCTAAATAATGAATCATCACCGACCATTTTAACACGCATGTGTTTGAGAGCAAATTCACGTAATTCATCATAGGTTCTAAGATGTATAGCTGGGCAATAATTAGCATACAACATTTGTGCAAAACCATTATCAGTTAAAGTATTGAATCCTCCAGAGGGATTACCTCCAAACATCATAATTAAAAAACCATGAGGATCAATGACATAAGCGTACAATAGAACTTTTAAGTACCATTTCTTCAAATTATCAAATTGACGCTGATATTCCGGTGGGATTAATAATTTATCGTTGCGCATTTTATAAATATAATCAAAAATTGCAGCAACTAGCGTGGCTTCCATACCACTAATATCAAAAGCGTGAAAAATAACTTTCAGAGCTTCCATCATAGGCATATCATCTGTTAATGTTCTGAATAAAGTATGCCAACACCCATATTGAAGTGAACATCCAACGGCTGAATAGTTTTTAGTATCCCATGCTTCTATAAAATGATCATTTTGATTTGCATATAACATAATTCCAACTGTATAGAAAATTATATCACAGCACATGAACACACGAACTTTGGGGTTTTCACCCATTAATTTTTCAAGGGGCCTAACTTCAATTTTAGGACTTGCTTGATGCCAAGTATTTACATTCAAATCACCAGTCTGCATAATATAATCAATAGTGTTAAATATTATTCGATTTCCAACTGGATCATCATAAGCTTGACCTTTAGTTTTAAAATATTTATTCCAAAACGCACCAGGTGATTTACTTCTTTCCGCTCTTTTCTTTGCTTCTGAATAGAGCATCACTGAACCACTAAGGTACGGAGAATTTTGTTCCACGGTAAGACGAACAGCGTTAATCCACGCATGTTCATCAGGTTCCCATGGACGATCTTTGACAAATTTCATAAAATCATTCATAAGCATAGGTAAATCGACTTGTGATAGTGCATAACCTTTCGGAATACGAAAATCATTTTCAACTGCTAAATCATAAAGTTCTCTGTTAGCATACCCATGCGAAGCTGATTGAATGCCATTTGTGACTTTTTGAAAAACAAGAACATTACCCACAGCTGTAAAGTCACCTACAATGTGGGCTGGTATTTTTTTG